ACACTCCGCTCCAAGAGATCCAAAATGGTCGTTAACGGCCCACTCATCAAGAGCACCGCACTGCGGGTATGTAACAAGGAAGTACCGTGCATTGAGAATAAAAGTCATGTGACGAAGTGTGTCCTGTCGAAACTAATATTATCAGACAGGACACAGGACACAGGACACACCCCGGGTATAAATACCCCCGTGTCCCTTTTATTTTCCAATGGCTCGCGCAGCTTACGACACGACCGGAACGCTAATGCCCCAACAAAACGTTAGCGCTTCAACAGATGCCGTACCGACGACGATCGTACTCGTCACGGGCAAGAATAACAACAGGGCGTTCCGCACCGCGCTCGCGCTATACCAGGACCAGTTACAGTCGGCGACCCTATCGCCCACGGACCCCAATAAGGAGAACGTATCGCCGACGCTATTGAGAGAAAATGCCACGCTATCGTCGCAAACCCCGCCTGACCCGTCGCACGAGACGGGCAGTGCTCGACGTCACGACTCGGAAGAAGCAGGACAACATGATGCTGCAGAGCACGGTCTCAATCAGTGACCCGTATACCGCCCCTGCGAGTCAGAATCCCGCCGTCTTGAGTGGTGCTTTCAACGGAGGGCAACCGGTCACGAACGACAATGTATTGGATCGCACTCCTTACGCCTTTCTTTGGTGCGCCACCGCTCGTGGCTTTACTACTGACGTTAGTTCTACGTCAGTTCGGAATGGCATGACACCGTTTATGGTCGGCCTCCGAGAAGACATTGAAATCCAAGTCAACAATGGTACTCCCTGGCAATGGAGGCGTATTTGCTTCCGTTCCAGGCGCAACTTTGCGACAGTGTTGGGCACTAGCAACCCCGATCCTTTCTATACTCCGACTAGCGCCGGAGGAGCTCGACGCACAGTCACCACTCTTACCGGAAACCGTAATGCCGGTCAGCAGTATGCCTTGTACGAGCTATTGTTTCAAGGCGCCAATGCCTCGGATTGGGTTGACCCGATGACGGCCAAGATCGACACCTCACGCCTTACTATTGTCTATGACCAGGTGAAGAAGTTAGCTTCGGGTAATGAGTCAGGCATGATTCGCTCATACAGGCGTTGGCACAGGATGAATAAGACACTAGTGTACAATGGGGATGAGGCAGGCACATCTCTTCTTAGTGCTGATTTCAGCACCCAGGATCCCCCTGGTATGGGAGATTACTATGTGGTAGATCTTTTCCGTGCACGTTATGGGGCCACATCATCGAGCGTGTTGACTTTCAGTCCTAACGCTACTCTGTATTTTCACGAAAAGTAACAATGGGGCTATCTACGTAGACGAAAATGCAATTTGCGTCCATCCACTCAATATCGTTCTGATATTGCTCATCCGTGTAATCTCGCCCCACCATGTCCCTTAGCTGATCCCTCGGATCCCTGTTGTTTAACCAAATTGTGGGCTTGCCCCACCTCAACAAAACCTCGTCCCGATATAACAGCCTAATCTGGACATACGGCTGACCGCCAAACCAATCCTTCCAATGAGGAAAGAACCTTATTCCGCCACTGATGTCATCGATGACACAATAGTCCTTTGACTCACATAGGGAGGCCTCTCTCGCGTTGTATCTGGCCCGCATGTAAATGTGGTTGCCTAGTGACTGCGCCCAGGTAGTTTTACCGGTCAAAGGAGGACCATAGATGACTAGGGTTTTCACTCTTCCAACTAATAAGGATTAGCGCCAAGACCCCTAGTAGAGATCTGAAATAGCGTCCTCGAGCGAACGAGACTCGCTCGAAGCCCCCCTCCGGGGGACCGACCGTTAGGGAGGAGGGGCCGAGCGATCTCTTCGCGACGGACAAGATACACTCACCTCGTACGTCCAGAATTCCCTCTCGGTAGCTAACCAAGTCAGGAAAAGCTCCATCTGTAAGCATGAGCCCGGGGGGACGCTCATAGCCCAAGCCGACCTCAGGCCATCTCCATTTCGCATAGGCGTGCATGGATCCGAATTTGGTAATGAGATCCCATGGACAGATGTCTTCAGCAACCTCAAAAAATTCTGCTCGATTTTCGCAAGCGACGAGCGTAGACCCCGGATCTTGAGCCCCTGAAACGAGTGAAGAGGGCAACTCCCCGATATCGAGCCCACCGGCGACAATGTCTCCATCTTTTGCTGCGTAATCCGCACCCTTTCGAGGGTTTCTTTTAGATCGCTCGATGTTTGGGTGATGACCCTGCACATCAAAGATATCGGCTCGTCGGGATCGAAACTTTCTGCCGAAATCGCAGAAAACATGGAGATGAGTACCTCCATCAGCGTGAACTTCTCGCCCCACGAGACACTCCGCTCCAAGAGATCCAAAATGGTCGTTAACGGCCCACTCATCAAGAGCACCGCACTGCGGGTATGTAACAAGGAAGTACCGTGCATTGAGAATAAAAGTCATGTGACGAAGTGTG